CAGGGGTCATTATTGTGAACGCCGTCGCAGAGGCAGCGCGGGAACTCCTGTTAAGGACATGATCTCAAAAAAAAGATCAAAATCCTGATTGGTAACGTAACACGTAAACAAAAACAATATACGTCTTATATACAAGTCTGAACACTGTTACGGTGAACATATAAAGACGTAAATTGTTTACGGTATATGCATGCTATTGATCGCTGATCACCAACAAAAACGACCGGACGGGGTAACAATCCAAACCACGAAGACCGCGTGCGAGCACGATCGATCGATGCGTTTGGGAATGAGGTCCTATAGAGGTTTTGCCCGTGGCTCGTGATAGCGTCTAGGCATGGAGAAGATCAAAACCGTGGTTCCGTTTGATCGCGGCGGGAGCCGACGTGACCCGACTCTTAAAAAAGCACCACCCGCCCACCGCCGCCGCAAAGCCACACGGAAGGGGCGGCGGCAGCCATACGCTTGGTGCCCCGGCTTTCTCGCCGCGTTGGAGCAGACCTGCAATATCACCTTGGCGTGCCGTGCGGCGGAAGTTCATCGCAGCACCGCATACGACCACCGCAATGCCGATCCAGAATTCAAGGCGTTGTGGGACGCTGCCGAGGAGACCGGGGTGGAACTTCTGGAAGCGGAGGCTCGCCGCCGCGCTGTGGGAACACAGGAGAAGAACGGTTCCGATCTGCTGATGATTTTCTTGTTGAAGGCACACCGCCCCGAGAAATATCGCGACAACGCGACGGTGAGGCACACCGGCGTTGTGGGCGTGAAGTTCATCCCTGACATGCGCGTGAGCGACGATCTCGCCGATGGCGACGATAGCGACGCATCGTGACGACGACGACGGCAGAGCAGCCGGTCAAAAGCGGTGCGATTGAATACGGTAGACCGCCGCTTTATCCGCAGCAAGCGCAGGCGATCTTCGGTTGCATCGATCATGCCCCGTCGCTCCCGGCTTGCGTGCTGGGGAAACATGCGCGCTATGCGATTACGGAAGCGAGCACAAAGAGCGGCAAGACGCACGGCTGCATCGCATGGCTGCTGGAACTGGCACTGATCAACGGCACCCCTGGACGTCGGTACTGGTGGGTGGCCCCCACGTATCGGCAAGCGGACATCGCGTATCGCCGCATGCGCCGTGCGGTGCGGCTTCTCGATCAAGTCCGCACCAATGAGTCCGACCGCACGATTCAATTGCCCAACGGGGCCGTCTTTGAATTTCGCACCGCCGAACACCCCGACACGCTCTACGGCGAAGATGTGTGGGGCGTCGTGCTCGACGAAGCGACGCGCATGCGGCGGGCGGCGTGGGTAGCCATTCGCACAACACTGACGGCGACGGAAGCGCCCGTGCGCATCATCGGCAACGTGAAGGGCTCCCGCAATTGGGCGTATCAACTCGCACGTGAAGCGGAGAAGCGTAGTACAGCGGGCGATACGGCGTGGCACTATGCGCACATCACGGCGATGGATGCCGTTGCTGCCGGTGTGCTGTCAGCGGAAGAAATCGAAGATGCCCGTCGCACGTTGAATGCGGCTGACTTTGCCGAACTGTACGAAGCGCGGGCATCGGAATCACTATCGCTCGTCTATGCGCCGTTCAGCGGGAAAAACATGACGCTGGCAGCCGAGTATGAACCGGGCGCTGGGCCGTTCTATGTGGCGTACGACTGGGGATTCACCGACCCGACCGCGATCTATTTCTGTCAGTACAGAGACGGGGAGCTATACGTCTTTGACGAACTGTATGGGCACGGGCGCAGCGAGGGGGAGTGGGCGCAGGCGGTTGTGCGGCGAGTCTGCGAATTGCCAGATTACGTTGGGCCGTCGTTTGATGATTGGGCGAAGGTGTGGTCGGGTCGGGTTAGCCAGCCGCACTGGCCGGACGTGTGGCCCGACTTCGCTGCGGGTGATCCGTCCGCTGTGCAAATGCGATCGGAATTCAAGCAGCGTGGCATATCGGCGCGTGCGCCGAAGCACGTCACGCATCGTGTCGTGAGCGGTCAGGATGTGCTGCGTTCTTTGATCATGACGGCGAACGGTGTGCGCCGCCTGTTCGTGCATCCGCGCTGCGTGCATCTGATCGAAAGTTTCGAGCACTTTCGCGCTACAGAATTGGAGGACGGCACGTTTGATCCGCGCCCCGATGCTGCGCCGGACAACCACGTGTACTCACATGCGCCCGATTCAATGCGCTATCTCGCGTGGGCGATGCGGCGTATGTTCGGATTGCAAACGATGAGAGACGGTGATGCCGATGGCGACGATTCCTAATCTTGCGCGGCGCTTGATGCGCCGCATGGAGCCAGTTCCTGAGTTGGATGAAGAACTGCGCGGCGGCGCGCTCTACGATCTGCCGCCGAAATACAGCCGGATCATTGATCCACAGACGGGTGTGGCATACGGCGTTGACCTGCTTGGGCAAGAGCGCAGCACCGCGCTCAACCGTCGCGTGCAGCGCAGCAATACGGATATTGTTGCGGTGCAAGGTGCAGTATTCGCCGCCGTGAATTTCATCGCCCAGCGTGTCATGAAACCACGCGTGATCTTGCAGCGTCGCGTCGGCGGTGGCGGCTGGGAAGAACTGGACGACCCCAGCCATCCCGCCGCGCTGCATCACCGCATGGTGAATGAATCGTTGACGTGGGCGAAAGCCATAGCTTTGGTTGCCACCCATAAGTTGACGAACGGAAACGCTTACTGGGTGAAACGCCGCACGCGCACACTCAACGTGCCGGTGGAGTTTGAAGTCTGGAATCCCAACAATGTGCAAGCGCTCCGCACCGACGATCAACCGTGGGTGCCGAAGCGTTATATGCATCAGAAGCCGAACGGAAGCAGCGAGTCGGTTGAGCCGCAGGACATGGTGCCGTTTCGCGGATTGCTTGATCCCAACGACTTACTGAATGGCCTGTCGCCGATTACGGCGGTGCGCACGCAACTGGATACGTCAATGGAGGCTGTGCGCTACAACCAGCGCATCTTTGATCATGGCGGCTCGACCGGCGAAATCTACAGCGCCGAGGAAATGTCGGCAGTGGAGGCGACGCGGCAAGAAGAGCTGATCAATCGACGCTGGGCAGGCACGGACAACCAGCATCGTATCCGTATCGTGGAAGGCAATTTGAAGCCAGTTGATACGCGCATGAATTTGCGTGATCTGGAATTCATGCTTGGGCAGAAATGGACCGTGATCGAAGTGGCGCGTGCATTCGACCTGTCGCCGATTGCGCTGAAAGACTTCGACCGGGCGACGTACTCGAATGCGGCGGAGGCTGGAGCACAGGATTGGGGTCGTGTGCTCACGGAGTTGCGGTCAATCATTGACGACATCAATGTGCATTGCATCTGGCCGGATTTCGGCGACGATTTGCGGCTCATTGCACTTGGTGACGACATTCCCGAATTGCAAGCGCGACGCAAGGAGCAGGCCGAGATTGACAAGATTCAACTCGAGAAAGGCGCGGCCACTGTCAATGAGATTCGGCGGCGAGACGGCCACGCCAACGTGACGTGGGGGGACGCGCCAGCGACCGCTGCCGAGACAGTGGGCGTGCTCATCCGTGCGGGGTTTGATCCCGCCGCGTCTCTCGCGGTTGTCGGTCTTCCGCCGATTGAACACATCGGTGCGCCGGCGGTGACTGTGCAAGCCGCATCCGCGCTTATGGAATCTTCGCAGCAAGCCGCTTTCCGCGCGGCTGTCGTAACGCCGAGCACGCAGCGCGATCGGGAACTGCTGCGTCTGGAGCGTCAAATGGGGCGCGCATGGCAAGGACGCTTAAGCAACGAAATGCGCGGCATCATCGATCACCTGGATCATGCGGCAACGGTGCGTGCTGAGGGTGCGATCGATCCCAAGGCCGTTGAAACGTACGACTGGCGATGGGATGCGCTGTATGGCGAGCGTGTGGTTGCGGAATTGACGGAGGTGTTCGAGCACATACTAATCCGCTCCGGCTTTGTGGAAACGCCGATGCTGGCGGCGCATGAACATGCTGCGACTTATGCGCGAGCGCGCGGTGCCGAGTTGATTACCAATCTGAGCGCAACGACGCGCAAGGAAATCCGTAAACTTGTTGGCGACTCGATCGAAAGCGGGCAGAGTCTGCGGGAGTTGAAGAATCAACTACGCAAGACGTATGTGTTCAGTGCGTCGCGCGCCGATGCGATTGCGCGAACAGAAACCGCAACGTCGCAAGGCGAAGCCACTGATGATGCAGCACGTACGCAGGGCAGGGACGAGAAGATGTGGAGGACTGCCCGTGATGGCAGAGTGTCCATCACGGTCTGTGCACCGAACGAGTACCAGGGGTGGATCGGCATTGATGAAGGGTTCCAGTCGGGGCACATGACGATCCCCGGCCATGTGCGTTGCCGATGCCGGATACTGTATCGCACAGCAGAGTTCCAAGAATGACGGCACAGCAGCAAAGCGAGACACATCGCACCATCATCGGACTGCGCTGCACCGGCTGCGGGAAGTTACTCGCGGAGCAAGCCACGACGCCGTACCAGATACGGTGCAAGCCCTGCGGCAAGGTGAACCGCAAGGATTGACG